GTTACTTTACTCATTTCTTCTTGCTCTTGGCCTTGTTTAAAATTTCCATAGCCTGCTCTTCAGTCAAGCCAGGTTCGAACTCTTCATCTCCAGGCACTGTGGCAACTGGGATATTGTCAGCTTTGGGCACAGTTCTCTGTGGTGCTGCGGCTGCTTGTGAGTTACCAACAAGTCCTTCGCTAGCCAACTGTTCAGCAGTTTTAACTACTTTGCCAAGTGAATCAAGCATATCGCCTCTGGCGTTCATCCTAACATTGCCTACAGCTGGGGTCAGCTCGAATCTAGTTTTTAATGCCTGCATGTCGACTTCTCGACCCTGCATACTTCTATATGTACGTCCCATAATAATCTCCTTGTCCTATACTTATCGCATGAATTCAGCGAAGTCTAAATTATATTTTATGCTATCTACTTTGTGTACGCCTATCAAATACAGCACGTAGCTGGCTACACTTGAACCGCGCCCCACACCCCAAACAATATTATTAAATCTACATGTATCTACGAAATATTTGCACCATTTGAGCAAATTCAGCATGTCTTTGTCTCGAAATGCTGTTAATTCTTCTATTAATCTTTCGTAATTTTCCTTTGGGCACTCATTTACTAGGAAACTCTCGATATCCATGTTTTTATATTCATCTGGCATAAACCAATTATGCTGATTGATATCGTCAAACACGGCGGAATTGTCGTAGTATGTTTCGCCCATGAGCTCGTATTGTATACCACAAGCTCTAGTGCTATTTAAAAATTGTTCTTTGTTGGGGAGATTTATTTTGGAAAAATCTATATTAGGGTCCTGATACAGGATATCAATAAGTTCCTGTTCAGTCCTAAAAACTCTTCCATACTCATCTATTTTCATTCTGAAATGATAACAGAATCTAGGTGTAATGTCAACCTATATTGATGAGTCCGTTTAGATCATCTGGGGAGTCTAATCTAGCTCTTTTGAAAGCTTCATCTTCTCTGCGTTTCTTTTCAGCCATATGTTCGTCCATCAACATGAAAATCTGTTGAGCCATATCTCTGTTGCCCATCTTTGCAACGGTATAATACTTTTTAGTCAGTTCTCTAGTTTTTGCATCTAAGTCTGCGTCACTGAGCTGTCTAAGGTCTTGTATTAATGGATTCATTAGGATGCTACGACAAATGTATCTACAACACGTACAAATACGTTGATGCCACCATCTGGACTGAACACCTTTACTAATGTTGTAGAGCTAGGGATAACAGTGAGATAAGTCTGTCCACCAAATGCAGATCCTAGATGCAAGATTGAAGTAACATTGCCTAGGCTACTGTTTACGCTGCCTAATTGGAAGTAGGCTTTTTTGCTAGTTGAAGAAACAGTTAATTCTAATGTGATTTCGTAGAAGCTGCCCAAGTTACCAGTTGTAGTTGCTGGTACAGGCCATTGATCGATCTTAAATGATGTATCTGCGTTTAAAAGGAATTTTCTATATGTGTAATCAGCTGCATTGATATTCGAAAGTGTGTTAACTGTAGCAACTACTGTGTTGCTCAAAGTTCCCACAAACTTCAATACACCCGTATCTAACACATTGCCGTTCAGTGTTTGATTCTGTGTCTTGTCCAAACTGTTGGACTGTAATGTACTGATTTCACTTTGAGCAGTTGCCAAAGCAGTTTGTATCAAGCTAAAATTATCTCTAAAGCCCTGGCTGTCATTGTCTTGTCCAGCAACTGGAAAAGTGGTATCTATTGTGTTAAAAACGATTGCGCTTGTCATACTATATCCTTATTAGCAAACTTAATATATTTAGCCCCAGTGTCACCCTGGACCTGCTCGATAATGATCCTATCAATTTCGAAGTTTAGGGCCCTAAAATCAAAGCCATTTTTAATGATCTTGCTTAAAACGATTTTACCAAAATTTGGTTTGCAGTAGCAAATTGGTATGGCTTGTGTAAATCCAATTGGCACACCGCTATTGTCTTGACTAGTATTCATCCATAATGGTCTATAAGCGTCATCCTGCTGTAACTGATCCAAGACAACCATGAAATCTTCAGTAAAGGTGACCAAGTCGTTTAAGGTCCCCCAATTATCATAAGTCAATGTTGGGTCGATGATTGACCCCCAATTATCATAGACTGCTGAACTGTTAAGAGAATCAACTCTAGTGAGCTTCACTTGTTTTAAGTTAGCCTGCATGTTCATGATACTGCTGGGATAAATGGTGTCTAGCTTTGTTTGATTTGACAATACATCGTCTTCGTCAACACGTATCTTTGAGTAGTCAGATGTGATATTTGTATCGTAAGGATAGCTCAGTTTGACTTTGCTGGCCACAGTTACTTGCGTGCCGTTGATTACTGTTTCGCTAGGATCTTTGATCTCAACATAGATCACATCGTATAGATATTGTCCGTTGCTGTCTTTGGCCACGGCTGTTTTCAATTCCCCAAATATTAGATTTCTATTATAGAAGTTTCTAAACACAGCGCCAGCGTAACGATCAGCAGTAGTGCTCTGTATTCCAGGAAGCAACAGCATTTTTGGAATAGATTGTACACCAAATGCAGGGTCGTCAGGACGATATAGATTGTTGAAATCAAAGATACTATTGTCACTGATGAAATTTCTGTACAAAATTCTATTTGACTGTGTGAAGAACGGCTGCAAGTATATATTAGTCAAAATCACATTGCTAGTAGTCTGATAGTCTATGTAGAAATCACGTAGGCTGTATGACACGTTCAAGCTATCAAATGCTTTGACACGGAATCTAAAATACCTATCAAATGTTGTAGTTAGTGTATTGAACTTTGTTACATTGAGACCCTTTAAGTGTGTATCAAAACTTAAATTAATGGTTCTGTCAAAGACAAACGGATTCCAATATTGGCTGTCAGCTGCAAAGTTATTTCCTGACTTGTGGTTAGTAGTGGAAATGTATAAGTTAAGCCCATATCGTATGACATCATTTGCACTGTAGAATGTTCCAGATTTAAACACTGAACGGTATGTGTAGTCTAATATACCAGCAACTTTACCTATGATGTGTCCTTGAGACGTCAATGTCAAATCAGTAGGTAGATGGCCGTTAGTTGCAAAGCTGATAATTGCTTGTAGATCTTCGCCTCTGGCTCGTTCGTTGTACTTGAACCATATATCATGAGTATTCAACGACACTGGTTGTTGATTATAGCTTGTTATGAATATCGTAGGATCAGTGCCAACTCTATCTAGATAATTTTTCACTGTGACTAGTGTCCAACCTAATGTAGGTTCTTTTCTGTAGACATTTATGGTGCCTAGAATATTCACACTAGCGTATTGATATGCTGTGCCTATAGAATTGCTTGGCACTGTCAGATAATTTGTAACAGACTGTGCGACCCATCCGCCTGCGGCTAGTTCATAGACGCCGTATGATGTACTGTCCAGGTCTAACCAGTAGTCACCATCTGCAGGATTTGCTGCGGCTACTGTGTCATAGACTACAGTGTTCCATCCATTATTGTATTCTTTTACAGCCCAACTTAGTGTATTAGGCACTATGATTGCTGCTTTAACTCTTTCTCCAGCAGTATTAACTCCTGCTGCGATAGTGTTGATCGATATGCTTACTGGGCTATCAGTAAAACTAGAAGCAAAATCTGTAAAAGTAATAGTTTGATTATTGCTAGCAGTGATACTAGGACTTACAGTTAGTGTGCTGGTTCCGTTGATGACATTGTGTACCACTTTTTTAACTTTACTACCGGGTGCTATTCCTGAACCGGATACGATCATTCCAGGGGAAACTCTGCTGTCAATAGCAAAAAGTAAATCAGTGCTACTGTATATTCTTTCAGCATAGTATGTTGATGCTTCATACTCATCTTTAAATGACAGTATTTTTTGGTCTATCCATTGACCTACAGACGTACTGTATTGCTTTAAGCTGACGATCAGTCCGGTCTTATTGATGCTTGTGTAATTTAAGCTGAGATTTTCAGGAGCGTCATACGGGATATGGAAGATCCAGAACCCGCTAGTTTTTTCCTGTGCTAGATCGCCGCTAGTTCCATCGCTATGATACAAACCCTTGCTATAGTATAGACCATTCAGTTGCTTTATACTAACAGTGTGATTGGGTGTGTTTATTTTGATGTTGAATGTCATGCCCTTCATTAATAGAAGATCTTTGACATAGCCGTTAGCTATCCTAGTAGTGCCCTCGTTCTTAACAAATATCTGATCATGTGTATCTAAAAACGAAATACCTGTGATATAATCAGTGACCTGCATTCCGTATCCAGAAGACAGTGTGTAATTAATAGATGCATTAGAAAGGCTAGTACCTGCTTCTACATATAGTAGGCTTTGTTCGTTAGGCTTCAGTGTTCCCACTAGTGATGGGGATTCAGTAGTGGTTGGGTATACCCATGTAATAGCACTATTGATGTTGCCTAATAGTGTAAATTTGAATTGTCTTAAAGACGCAATTTCTTCTACATCGTCAACAACTCTTGCTGCTTTAATTGTAAAGTTGTATGTTTGAGTGATTACAGGTTGATATGGGATCTGACCATAGAGCAAGCCAGTTGTTGGATCTATGGTCAAGAAAGTGCTGCCTGTATCTGTATTAATTGGTCCCAGCTGGCTGTTAGTCAAATCTAAATTAGTAGATAACACAGAAAATGTGATCTGTCCAACTGGTGGTTTGTAAGTCGTATCTAATACTTCTATTGGTATGCTTACATATGTATTGCCTCTTATGCTACCTAGATCAGATTTGGTAATCCATACAGGGGCCTGATAGAATGTGCTATCAGCTTGATAGATTATAGAGTCAGACTGAATAAAGGTGCTGTCAGAACGTAGTTGCTGCTGACTATCGATCAGCATACTATAAGTCTTGATGTCGGTATACTGACCGTTTGTAACAGCTACATCAAACCTATATGTCTTTCCTATAATTTTTGAACCCAATGACGGGTTGCCAAAAATTACTATTGGTGCTGATGTATAACCTGATCCTTTGTTTGTGATGTCGATACTGGCAACACTGCCGCCTTGTAGATGAGCTAGGGCAGTTGCACCAGAGCCTGGATATAATACTGCGTATGCTATTGCTCCGCCACCTGCATCTTTGCTTCTAATAATAACAGTTGGCGGATCTATGTAACCTGCTCCAGGATTCAGTACCTGTATGGATAATACACCGCCAGCATTGAGAACAGCTTTACCAGTGGCTGTAATACCACTAGGTGGATCGCTGAACAGTACATCTGGTACAGAAAAATAGTTTTGACCAGTGTTTGAAACTGTTACACTTCTAACACTGCCGCCTATGATAATGTTGGGGTCTATATTGTAGCCATAACCACCACTAGTTAAATTGATTGCAGATACTTCACCAGCCAAATTAATAGTGCTAGTAGCCACAGCTGGATTACTAGTGTTGCCGATATCATACGGCTGCATATCAAAAGGATCTCGGTCATATGTGCCGGATATTGATGACCCAATGATATCTAAGTTGTCTTTGACAACACCACTTAATAAACCTGTTGGACTTAATGCAAGTCCGGGCGGCAAAGTTCCGCCACCATCTGGTATATAGAAATACAAGCTCTTTACGCCAGGGCTAAGTGCATTGACTGTTGCTAAAAATTGAAAACTAACAGGACTGTTGTTGATTACATACGACTCGTCGTTGAAACCTGCAGGTAACAACCCTGCTGGAGTTCTCAGCACAGGTTGGTCAATACTGACCACTGTTAGGTTAAACAGTCTGTCATCTACACCGAACGAGTTACTAGCTCTTACGGTAAAAGAATAAGTTTTGGTAACACCAGGATCTAAAACAACACCATGTATGTAACCAAATGCACTGTAGTCTAAAAATAGCCCAGGCGGCAGCTCTCCACTGATTATCTTGATAGAAGCTGCATTAGTGGCTGTTATATGAATGGAAGTATCTATAGTAGAACTTAACACTAGAGTTTGTCCAGATGTCAGTGTTCCTAAACTTCCTGATGTTGTAGTCCATGTTGGATATGCCATTTTATCTTACGCTTTAGTATTGGCCAATGACCCACCAGTAGCCATTTAGACTTATCAAAGTCAGTGCTCCTGTGGCATTCCCTGATGTTGATGCTGTATTACCAGTTCCATATGCAAGAGCAATCTGTTTGCTCGTTCCATCAATGTTACCGCTAATATAAGCAAAGCGAGGTAGTGGATTTAGAGCGTTGGTGCTATATTGCCCTCTGCTCTTCATCTTGAATGTTTTAATCTGTCCGTTTCTGTTACTGCTTGGTAAGTTGATATAGGCCACATTTGCTTGTGCATCGTTCAACCAATCGCTAGTTACAACGAATGTCACATTGGTATCTACGTTGGCTGTGACTGCTGTACTGGAAGCAGGGATAGTCAATGTTTCGTTAGACACGATGGTCAAACTAGTATTGACCTGCATATATCCATTGACTACTACTGCGCCAGGGGTCACACCTTGTCCAGGAACAATAGTTAAGTCTGATCCAGTTTGTGTCTGAGAAATAGTATTTCCGTCAACACCGCCAACTAGTACATTGCCGCCTTTATTGCTAGTAGCACTGACTGTGCCGTTGACTGAGAAACCGCTGCTGAAGTTTACACCACTGATTGTGCTGGCCAAACTGACTGTTACATTGTTGGTTCCAGTCACTGTGGAAATATTAGTACCACCGGCAATAGTTAATGTAACACCTTTAGCTAGGTTAAAACTACCACCAGTATTTGCATTAATTGGTATGCTGGTAATAGCTGCTGTAGAGACAGCACCCACCTGTGTGTCGACGTAATACTTGCTGGCAGCATCTTGTGCTGATGTAGGATCCAACAAATTACTGATTTTCTTGCTGCTTAAATCAACATATGTAGTTGGGTTTAATACAATCTTGCTTTGGCTATCTATCTGTGGTATACCTACGCCTGTAGTAACAAAGTTATTTGCACTAACTGTTGCGCCAGTAGTGATATTAAACGTGCCAGTTAGGTCGCTGTTGACTGTAATTTGACTATTGGTGCTTACAGCCAATGTATTGATCTTAGCACCAGCACTGGTCATAATTCCGCTAGCATCTCGTTGTACTAGATACAGCGGAGTAGAGCTTGTTGAAGCGTTAAGATTAAAATTGCCGGTGTTTGCAGTGTATGTCAACGGCTGATTAGCTGTGACACTTATTGCATTTCTAGCCCTAGTATTGGTAAAATACTGATTAGTGCTACCTTCAGAAACACTATCAGAAGTAAAAGTTATATCAGCAGTGCCGTTGAATGAGACACCGTTGATGTTTCTAGCAGTTTGTAGAGCAGTTGCGGTAGCAGCATTACCATTTAGTGTACTGCTGTTTAGAGTGATACCTGTTAACGTGTTGGTATATAGGAATCCATCATTGGTGTTGTTGATCACCAGTATTTTGTTTCTGTCTGAAACTTGATATGGACCTGGCCCATCTAACAGTGCGCTTAGGTAGCTGGCACCACCTCCACCTCCGCCACCGGAAACATTAGACCATATTAGTGTGTTTCCTGCGATAGGTACAGTTAATGCTTGGCCAGCAGTTCCTAATGTCTTTGGCATTTTGTAAACACCATAGAAATTTATAAAACCAGCTGACGAGTTTGTCAGTATCAAGTCTCTAGATGGAAATTGATCATATCCGGTAAATTGCGATTGGTCAATATCTAATCTAGTTGCGTATGGGTAAGTATTATCAACATTAAACTGTACACCACTAAAATTTGTGATAGCTTGGCCAGTTGCTCTGAATATTGTGTTGTAGTTTGGCGTTACACCATTGCCTGAATTCATATTACCAGCATAGAATGTTTGGTTAATGAATGGGCCTCTAGCAGTAACGTAAAATGCACTAGTAGCATCGCTGCTCTGGTCCATCATCATACTGACCACACCGTGATCCACTGTTCCTAAACCTGTGCCAATGCCTACTGGTCCTGTATCAACACTTGTAAATCCTATACCAGGGCCATCGCCTACCACATAGTTGTTTCTATGTACGAGTTTTAAAGCCATTGCTTCTCTAAAATGCACACCAGTCTGTGATATTGAAGTACCAGTTACTGTTAATTTGTTTGTGTTGTATGTGTCAGAGTTAGTGATATCTAAACCGCCAGTCACACATGACAGTACTAGTTTACCGCTACCTGTTATGTTATAACTGTTACTGCCGTCAGTTGTGCTCAATGCGCCATTAAGGACACCGCTAAACTTGCCAGTATGTATACCGGAAAATGTTATTGGATTTAGATCAGTTCCTGTAAACGTATCTGTTACGCTGTTGAAAATTTTGTTGCCTAATGCGTCTTGAACGTCACCTTTGTGTGTACCAAAAGTGTTACCAGTTAACGGTCCTAAGAAAGAACCAGCTGTAACACTATTTGATACAGTCACAGTATTTGTCACCGACAGTATTGATGTAGTCAGTGAAGTGATAGAACCAGACGTGGCATTAACAGCTCCGTTGACAGAAATCACACCTGGATTTGGACTCTGCTGTGTCGGGCGGCCAACTGTCAGTGTGTCAGTAGTCACAGTGCCTATGTTGGAAAAGTTACCAGTGCCTACAATATCAAACCCATTTAGCGTCAAGTTTGCACCTAGTGTGGGTGCAGTGTCTCTAAACAGTCTAGAATCGTGTTTAATTGACACAGTATTACCAGTGACTGTCACTGTTGTATATGGGGTTGGATTTGACGGACTTGAGTCACCTTTGATCGTGACCGCAGTTGTGGCTGTGTTGGCAACAAACGTACCGCTGTCGCCGTTGATCACAGTGAATGCGTTTTGTTGGCTGGAAGTGTTAGTTACTAGAATATTGTAATCTGCGTCAACAGATAGTGCAATACCAGTTCCTGCTTTAATATTTCTAAAATTCAGTGCAGTGCTGTTAGACTGCAACACAGTGCCGCCAGGTGTTGTTACAACACCTTTAGAATAAAATAGTCCGTAGCCCTGTCCAGATTGGATAGGTAAGTTAACTGCTAAGTTATTTTCCCCGCCTTTTCCATCTAGATACTGGAAATTAGCGTTGATTTTTTGGAACGACGTGCGTAAATCGTCACCTGTGCCGTCGTTCGGTTGAGTACCAGTTTGTACGTAAGTAATAGCCATAGTTATGAAACCCCGTTTCTAATATTTATTTTGGGCAGGGAAATGCTAAGATCCGGGGCTTTGTTGCTGTTAGTTCTTACCAACAGCAACTTCGATAACTCCTACTTCAGTGCTATTATAATCCGCCAGTGCTTTGCCAAGTACAGTACCGTATTTGATACGTTCATCGTCAGCAGCAATAGCGACTCCTGGAATATCGCTGGTAACCATCAAATCGCCCTTGTTTATCACTCCTACAACCTTGCAAGGTACTCGACCTAACAGTGCTACATAAGTGCCGCCCTCTAATCCTTCATTCATTCTGTACGCTGGGTCAGTGCTCACTATACCTGCTACACGCTTGTCGTATGATTTTGTGCTGATTGAAACTTCTTTCTCACCACCAAATATCAACACAGTTCCTGGTTCGTAATCTGCATCAGCTAGGTATTTTTCAGCAACGTCAGCATAGTAAGCTGCTTGAGCAGTACCGTAGTAAATTGCATTGGCAGAATCGACATATGCTGTTCCAGAAGTTGGAGCACCACCAACACTGACCACTGTTGAGTTAGAATATGTGTTGAAAATATGTCTATCTGCATAGTGATAGTTGTTCTTGTCGCCCTGGTTACCAACTCTGATACCTACAGTTTGATTACCAACATAGTAGTCTCTGCGCATTATCGCATTGTATCTGTTGTTACCAGGAGTATTATCTTCCTGTATCAGTGGGTAATAGTTAGTTGTGTATCCAGATCCAGTACCTGCTGTTAGAACAGCAGTGCCTTTCAAGTTGTTTGCAAACAAGTCACCGCTACTGTCTCTCTTAGCCAAGCTGCTAGCAGTAGCAGATGAGCTTGATACTACATCAATAGTGACATCGTTTCTACCATTGAATGGGCTAGCACCGCTTCTCAATGATAAGTCAGTACCTGCAAATAATGAATGACTTACGCTAGTTGCTACATCAGGTTGTGAAGCACCACCTGAGATAGTATCTGCTACAATGCTTGCGCAGTAGATTGTTCCCCACTTAGCAGTAGCACTACCAATGTCATATTTTCCATAAGCACCGTTGTATGTACCAGTAACGTTGTTGTATGTGGCAGTTACCAAGTTGTCAGGTAATCCAGGCATCAGCATAGGAACTGCTGTTGAAACATTATCAAGTGTGCTACCGTACACGTTGCCAGTATATTTCTGGAAGTATACGACGCCGCCGATTGGTTTAGTAGTTGAACCTAATACACTACCTTTGTTTAGCAACGCACCATAACTGCCGTTGGCACTAGGTGATTGTAGTGTGGTATCAGTAATTGCTGCTGATACTGCTGCGCTAATGTTCAACGCTGTTTTTAAGCTATCAATTGTGACTGCTGTAACTGCACCAGTACTACCAGTCAAGTTAGCCAACACTGTATTAGTTGGTTGCCAGTTCAAGTTAGATAGACTTATACCAGTTGATGCATCAGCAGCAGTTCTCAAGTAGATCAAACCACTATTGCTGACAAACTGTGAATTCAAGAAAGTAGCCACACCCAGCTGTGCCGCAGTAGGCACAGTGCTGGCAGAAGTTGCACTTGCTGTAGCGGCTAATAGGTTGATCTTACTTTGATCGATACTAGCGTTTGTTCTAATATGTGAGTTGGTAATAGCACCGCTATTGATCAACCCTTGTATAGTGTTACCACTTCGTACCAATTTAACAGCACTACCGGTTGTGATATCAGTGGCCAATAGATTGTTAAAGTTAGTTCCAGTTGATACTGTTACGTTGACTAAGTTGGAGCCAGTGCCAGTAAACACTAGGAAGTCGGTGTCAGAGTATGGAGCAGTTAGAGTTATGTCAGTTAGTTTTGATAATTTTAACTGATTATTTAGGTAACCTAATGTTACAGGATCTTGGTTATAAGCACTGTTGTTTAATGGATCCGGTAAGTTAGTAATTCTGTTGCTGTTAACGTTGACTGTGGTATTGACAAAGCCAATAGCCACAGTAGCAGTTGCATTAACACCAGGAGTTAGCTGTACACCAATACTTGCGCCAAACACAATAGTTGGTGCACTGGTATAACCGCTACCTGGATTATTCAGGATGATATTAGTTACGCTTCCGGACACGTTAACTACTGCTGTTCCAGACGCACCGCCACCGCCACCGCCTAAGAAGTAGACAGCAGGAGGTGTAGATTGTGAATAGCCTGTTCCTCCTGCGGAAATAGTAAAGTTATTCTGTACTTGTCCTGTGCCTGAATTGATAGTTACTGAAGCTGCTGCACCATTGCCTTGACCAGTTATAGTCACTGTTGGTAGAGCAGTATATCCACTACCAGGATTGGTAATAGTTACACCAGTTATTGCACCGTTAGAAACAGTCAATGTACCTGTAGCTGTGATACCGCCACTAGTCTGTGGTGGGCTGAATGTAATAGTTGGCGAACTGTTAGAACCAGTAAAATTGCTTCCAGGAGTCACTACCGCAGTAGTACCAAGTGCAACGCTACCTCCGATGATAGCTGTTGGCACACTTGTGAATCCGCTACCAGCATTTAGGATATTAAATCCAGTTACTGCGCCACCGGACACAGTTGCTTCAATGCTAGCACCAGTGCCGCCACCGCCAACGATTGTTACTACTGGTGGATATGTGTATCCTGTACCAGCTGCTGTTATGCTTAATCCTGTTATTACCTGTGTAGTTGGTGTCGCTGCTAGCGTGAACCCATACCATCCAGTTCTAGTACCGCCTGTGGCAATAGCTGCATCAACATATGATTTGTTAGCAGCATCTGTACCTATGCTTGGATTGCGTAGGTTTGTGATTTTATTGCTGTTTAAGCTGATACTACCAAAGTTTCCTAATGATCCACCGGGACCAAAAGTGTCCGATATCATGCTAAATCCTAGAACATTTGTTCTAGTAGATGTGATCGTTATTGGGTAGTTTCCGTTATAGCTGATTGTACCACCAGCAAACACGTTATCAATATATTTTCTGTTAACTAGTCCGAACCCACTGGCATCACTACTGTTGACTACGTTTTCAACAGTATACCCGCCCATCTGTAAGTTACCAGCCATCACTTTGCTGCCATCTAATGTCAGCAAACCTTTTCCAGGTGTAGCAGTGTTGTCGGAGAATTTACCAGCGACAATGCTGTTAATGTAGCTTACAATAGCTTTCTGTGTTGGAACTTCGTTGTCAGCATTATCAACCATCTTAGGATCAGGGTTGAACTGTGTTACAATCACACCTGATGTAAATCCAAGACCGTTGACGTTGGTCAAGTTAATATTGGCCTGCAAGCTAACGGAACCGTCACCTTGGTTAACGTTGAAGTAACTACCAACTCTAAAATTACCATCTTGGTCAGTGGATACGTGGAACACACGACCTGCATTTGATTCAACAGCTAAGTTACCACTGCTGACTGGGTTATTTGCAGCACCGTAAATGTTGTGTGGATAATTTGAATCATCGAACCCGCCAGTACCAACTTCTAGGAAGTCGTGCGCTGTGGCACGTACCGTTGAGAATGTTGTAGTGATACCTGCTTGATCACCTATTTGATGTCTTGCATCTAGCCCACTGTCAAAGTCAAACACAAAGTCGTAACCCGGGCCAGTTACTGTTATTTCAGTATTAGCTGATATAGTTTGTGTAATCGCTTGACTTAATTTTACGATATAGTTGCCAGAACCTAGCGGATCTCTTTGGCTTGCTCTAATAAATGTAGCCGGTGTAGTATCGCCAACAAATGATGGGCCTGCGATACCAGTGCCAGAAAGTATACCGCCATAATACAGTGATGTAGCATCAGAACCTAATGTGATGGTCTGTATGTTATTACTGAACACTAGTGTTGGAGCAGCTGAAGTACCGTTTTGTACAATATTAGCAATAGTGCCATCCAATGCTGCTACGATAGTGGCAGCGTTGGTTTCAATTGTGATGTTGGCATTAAACACTTGTCTTACATTATTCTGTAAGTTATTAAATGGTTGTGATTGATTGTTTAACAGTACACCCTGTGCAATGGTATTGATCTGCTGTATAGCAGCCACTGTGGCTGATAGTTGCCCGCCAGGGACCTGTAGTACACCACCAATATAGTATTGTAGAGCAGCCGCTACGCTATTGCTGTTACCACCAAAATACAAATCATTGGTAATAGCATCAACTATTAGTCCAACGTCTCTTGAACATTTGGTTTGATTATAATTTAATCCGGGATAGTTAACTGCTAAAAATGCAATAACTTCCGCCTGTATGAATGACTTGTTAGATTGTAGTATAGTCTGGGCGTTAGTAAATCCATAACCATAGCGAACAATGTCAATGACATCCTGTATCAATGTATTGACTGTGAGTTTGCTACCAGTTTCAGAAACTAGACCAGGAGCCACTGTCTGTGCTGTAAATGTCTGCTTGCTAGCACCATAGCCAGTTGTGTTGACATTCACTAGACCTAATATGGCAGAAGAGAAAATCCTAAGTTGTGTAACGGCATCGTTGACATATGTGGATGGATTTCCACCGGTTACAAAAAATGTGTTACCATATTGTGCTGTATTACCAGAGTAATATGTTGTGGTTACCCAAGTACCAATATTTGAGGCACCACCTGATGTCAAGTCGTTTTTAATAGCAGTGACCAAATTACCAACTTGTGTGCTGAAGTTTGTTCTATGATAGCTGATTGGACTTGCTTGACCAGTGACATAAGTTGCATTTAGGTATGCAACTAATTCTGCCTTGATAAAGTTATTGTTACTGTTAATGTTTGCGCTGGCGTTAGTTAGGGCCAATCCGCTTGAACCGTATTGTAACTGGTTAGCGATGACAGTAGTCAAATAGTTAATTTGCAGGTCACTACCAGTTTCGTATATCACACCAGGTGACTGCTGTTGCGTAATAGCACCTTGTTTTGGAGTACTGACTAGCTGATTTTTAACGCAGCTGACCATAACTGGGATCACCCAGTTCTTTAATGCGTCAGCGTATGCTGCTGCCTGTTGACTGGTTGGCACTAGCAGTCCACTGCTGAAGAATCCCAGAGTCTGTGCAGTTACTTGTGTAGCTGTACCAGATGTAATATCGCTTCTAACAGCATCAACTATGGCCTGCACTGTGGTATTCAGAGTGCTTGGGTTATAAGTCAATGATGGATATATAGCTGCGATATAAGCATTGAATTCTGCTGCGATAAAAGTCTTGTTAAGCTGTAATAGTGTAGCAGCTGAAGTAAAGCCAAATCCATTGTTGATAGTGTTACCAACTAGGTTTAGGTAGTTCTGTACAATTTGTGAAGCACCAGATTCGCTAGCTGAGCCAGCCAACGTTTGTGAAACAACAATTGGCTGTTTTAAACCAGTGGCTGTAGTTTCATCTAGTACTTTTCCTAATAGTGTCTGAACATACTGTAGCGCAGCTACTTCCGGGCCTTGCTGAGGATTAGGTAGGTAGCTGACTCCGCTGTTCCAGTATGCACGACCAGCATTTAGACTGTTGGATGCACCACCAACTAATATATCGCTTTGTATTGCAGACAATATGTAGCCTACGTCTCGGGCGCACTTAGTGGCGTTATAGCTTAATGTAGGATATGTGTAATTAACATAAGCAACTGCTTCATTGATCAAGAACGCTGTGTTGTTGTTGATGGCAGTTTTAGCATTAGGGAACAGACCCAAGTTAGGTGTTGCAGTGCCCACGGTCTTGTAGACAGCAGTACTGAGTGTTGAACTCTTGCTCTTACCAATAATTCTATAGATTTTGCTATCATAGCTAGATGAAGCAAACTGTAGTGCAGAGCTTAGAATAATTGTTGGGCTATCTAATACCTGTGTTACCTTAGCAGACTTCTGCATGTATAGCAAGTATGCCTTTTGGTATCCCACAAAGCCGCCTCCCCAGTTACTAGTCAACACGCCGAAGGAAGTGTCTAGTGCTGGGTTTAAGTTAACAGTCCAGTAACCATTAGAGAAAGTGATAGCAGTGCTAGATGGAACGTTAACCAACAGGTTTCGGTCCAATGTTAGGTCGTAGAATCCGTCTACTGTTGTAAAGTTACCTGAACCTTGGTATTGGTTGACCATGTTTACAGTCAATGCTGGCGTAATAGTCAAATTGTAGTAGCCTGGGCTACCTGCAGATGTGGCATTAGTAACTGTGTAACGAGTGTAGTTTAAGTTAGCGCCAAGCTGTGGATCTAACAGCTGGAAAGTCCAACCTGAAACAGGAGTAAATCCGCTAGTGATTCCAGTTACTACCAATGTAGTGGCGCCGACCTTGTTGTCATTAGAGCTGAGCGTTTGTGCTTGGAATTGTACCTGCTTCTTGCTAACTCCCGTAACAGTATATACTTGTGAAGTTGCACTGACTATCGCTGGTGTAGTGTTATTCAAAGCAAACTTCATACCAACTACTGCTGGATATTGAGAAGCAAATACTTTTAGTATGTTGCTAGAAGTAGTGTTTGCTCCACTTGAATCACCAGTGTCAGTTCTAGCTTTTGCTGTAAAGTTTTGATCAGCTGGATCGCCTTTGATTGCAATAGAAGTATTTTTAGCATTGACTGTCAATATACCGTTAGCATACGGTAGCGAAGTATTGGCAGCTGGGGCAGTCATATCAGCATCATATAATGTGCTGTTGGTACCGTCGATAGTAAATTGTGTATCGCTTATAACAGTGATAGTGAAACTGTTGTTGGCGATAGCATTCTTCAAACTATTGGTTCCAGGTATGCTTAGGAACTTGACAGATTGTCCTGTAAAATAAGGATGTACATGCAGTGTAGTGACCAACAACGGCGGTGTTGGAACCTGTACTGTTGGCGTTTGGCGCACTATGGTGCTGATTAATACGTTAACTGCATCAACTTGGAACGTAGCATTCCTTAAAGGAGCAGCGCCCATATTGGTTATTGTTATACTAGTAGCACCCACAATGGCGTCAGTTGTAGGATTATCAATATACGGAGTAAACTTAGTAACAGCCGGTGTAGTAAATGTAGCTACTTGGATAGATTCGTTAGGATTGCTACCGTCGGCCCATAGACCATATGTACCATAGCAGCTGGAACCTGTTACTGAACGTACTTGAGCACCTGCACGAGCGTAGTAGCTGATGTAGCAGTAGTATGTGAACTGGCTAACTGATTCTGTGACACCATTGTTGTCGGCATAGATACCATAACCGTTATCGTTAAGCATGGTAAAGTCGTTGGACAACATGCTTCGGTTACCAGCAGTTTCAATCAATAGCTGTGTTCCGCTTGGAATAAAACCAGCTGGTAGGTATTGATCGCTCTGCTGTATTGGAGTAGTAGCACTGAGTGTTAGTTTACAAGTGCCGCTGCCGTCAGGTGCTGTAGCAGCCAGGATAACATATTTTTTCTTGTTGTAATAGAACGTATTTGGTACTTGGACCGCTCTTAATGCACCAGTGATAGTCACTGTAGTGCCTGTGGCGCCCACGTTACCAAGGCCATCATTATAGCTGACGTCTTGTACTGTGACATATTGGTTACCAGCAGCACCGTCGATTAATTGACCACCACCGCCTGTTGCAGAGAAGCTAGCGCAGACCTGTGCATATGGACTACGTGTTAGGATTTGACCAGCTGGGTCAAACGCCATTACGAATCCTTTATGTGCAAACCAGCTCAAGTTACGTGCTTGGAACGCATCATTGACTAGGATTACATCGCAGTGTTCGTTGTCTAAGAAGAATTCAATAGTACTACCTGCAGACAATGTAGATTCTAGTGGCTTAGGGTCGTATTGGTCGTCAACTATAGATACTGTGTAGCTGCCAGGTAGCGGATTAGTTGTGGGATCAACAGCCACAGCATTCGTCACACGATACTGTGTTCCTATACCGTTACCTGCGATAGCACCGTTGCTGACATAGAAACGCTGACCAGGTTTAGGAGGATATGCAGCACCACTAATAGTCATAGTGGTTGAGTTTATAGTCGCTGATACGATTCTAGCTAATTGATGATAGTAGTGACTGGTCTGCCAATTTGTGCTGACCACTGAACGATTACCGCGAACAAAAATCAAGTTAGCGTTTTCTGCTGGGGCTGGACCAGGGGCTGGGCGTATGATTGTACGTCTAAATTCATCACCTTTGATGGCCACGTTTGCAGGGATAGCAATTGGCAACAATTCACTATATACGCCTGATTCTAGGAAAATAGTGATTTCAAATTTCTTAACTGGATAGCCTCTATTCACCTTACTGGTGATTGTATATGGACCATCCTTCTCATTGGCCAGCTTGATTGATATATTGCCGCCCTGTGCTACTACTGGGTTGGACCATAGCACAGCAGTTCCAATGTCTAATATGAAGTTGTTGACGTCAAGTGTGCCATTGGCACTGAAAATGTTGTATACACGCCAAACGCCATTCAAGTT